AAAAAATCACGAAAAACGCGCCGACGGCCACGCCGTGCCTAGCGGGAGCATGGGCCATGTTTCTCTCAAATATTCATATGAAAAACGGTATAGAATGTTTCACGTGAAACATTGCCTATTTATTAGGCAAATATGAAGTCTTGTTAACTGACTAATAAATGTGCATATTTGTGCACATATTTTGTGCAATTTAAGGGTCCCCCGATGGATGGTCTGACAGAGAAGGAACTGAAGCTTCAACTGAGGCTCGCGCTTCTTGAAAAGAATGAAGCTTGCAAAGATGACTTTTTAATTTTTGTAAAAAATATGTGGCCGGAGTTCATTGCCGGTCGTCATCACAAGATCATTGCGGACAAGTTGCAGCGGGTAGCGAGCGGCGAGTTGAAGCGTTTGATCATCAACATGGCTCCTCGTCACACAAAGTCCGAGTTCGCTTCTTTCTTGTTTCCTGCGTGGATGATGGGTAAGAATCCAAAGATGAAGATTATTCAGGCAACGCACACAACGGAGCTTGCTGTAAACTTTGGACGAAAGACGAAGAACTTAATTGATAGCGATGACTACAAAGACATATTCCCGGAAGTTCGTCTGGCTGCTGACAGTAAAGCGTCGGGGCGATGGGACACGGCTTCTGGTGGAATGTACTATGCCGTTGGCGTTGGATCGAACTTGGCGGGTCGTGGTGGTGATTTAATCATCATTGATGATCCTCATTCGGAGCAGACCGCGATGTCCGCGAACGGCTTTGATGACGCATGGGATTGGTACACAGGGGGCCCCCGGCAGAGGCTCCAGCCGGGTGGGTCGATTGTTTTGGTACAGACCCGGTGGTCTGAGAAGGATATGACGGGTCAGCTTTTGAGGGCGATGGCTAAAGATCCGTTAGCCGATCAGTGGGAAGTTGTGGAGCTTCCTGCTATTTTCAGTGATGAGAAGCCGTGTTGGCCTGAGTTCTGGTCTTTGGAAGATTTAACCGCGGTCAAGGCATCTATACCTCCCAGCAAGTGGAACGCTCAGTATCAGCAGAACCCGACGGGTGAAGAGAATGCGATCATCCGGCGCGAGTGGTGGAACCGTTGGAAGCCGGAGAAGGTTCCCAATCTTGAGTTTGTGATCCAGAGTTATGATACGGCGTTCAGTAAGCGGGAGACGGCAGACTATTCTGCCATTACAACGTGGGGAGTGTTTCGTCCGGAAGAGTCTGGGGGTCCCCCGGCGTTGATCCTTTTGGACAGCATGAAGGGCAGGTGGGACTTTCCTGAGTTGAAGGAGCAGGCGTTAGAGCAGTATAATTACTGGGACCCCGACACCGTCATCATTGAGGCCAAGGCGTCAGGGACCCCCTTGACTCACGAACTACGGAACATGGGCATACCTGTTGTTAACTTTACGCCGAGCAAAGGTAATGATAAGGTGACGAGGGTTCATTCGGTATCGCCATTATTTGAGGCTGGAATGGTTTGGGCCCCTGATACTACGTTTGCGGACGAGTTGATTGAAGAGGTAGCGGCGTTCCCTAACGGGGAGTATGACGATCTTGTTGATAGCATGACGCAGGCATTGATGCGGTATCGGCAGGGTAATTTTGTACAATTACCAACAGATGACTGGGAAGATGAAGAGAATTATAGTAGGATACACGCTTATTACTAGAGGGGCAGCGGACGCATGGGAAATTCTGTAGTTAATACGGGCGCAGGGTCCCCCGAAGAAAGGGATCAATTCTTAGATTTTTTGCGTAGAAATCGTCCTTTGTACAAGGAGGGCGACGAGCGTCCGTATACTTATTACAGCGATATGTTGATGGTTCCCGAAGAGATCGAAGATACTTTCGGTATGCAGCAGGAGACTTTGCCCCGTGCTGATATTTATCAGGAGTTCCCAGAGGGTTCCCGTATGGAGGATTTTGGTCCTTCGGAGCCTGAGATGGCTTTTGATGATGGTGGCGAGGTTGGAATCATGTCCGCGCTCCTAGACCCAAGAATTGATTTACCGAATTCTGAACAACAGACCGCGGTCCGTCAATCAGGTCGAGAGGGTAGTGCGCTTTCTTCACAGTTTTATCCTGAAGGTTCTTTGACCTTTGAACAGATCTTGGAAACAAAGTACGGTTATCCTTCTGACGTGGACCGTGAGATATATGAATCTGATAGCACTGAGGTTATGAGGGCCGAGCGTCCCCGACATGATTTGCCTACGTATCAGGAGTTGGAGGATGCGCGAGCTCATGCCTTGCAGACGGCGTTATTGGCGCAGGATTTAGGGCCGGAGACGGCAACGAAGCTTGGGGGCATTGCTGAGTTTTCAGACAGGATCTTCAGTAGCGCAACTTCTGAAGATGTTGTTATGGATAAGAGAAATAATGCTTTTGGTGCTAAACTGCTGCAACAAGCTGGCATAAACTCTACTCCTCAACAGATTACCAAGATGGTGGATGATGAGGTTTTTAGACAACTAGACGTAGTACTTGGTCGTGAGAAGGGTGAGCGTAGGTTTAAATCACCGGAGTCTGGGTTAGACATATTTTTTCCCAGAGACAAACAAGGTTTTTTTAACGTAACAAGGTAGAAGACGGAGATAACACATGGCTCGCGAACCGATTGCCGGAATGGTAGACAAAAACGTCCCGTCTCAGTTGGACATGGAGGACTTAGCTGCTGAAGTTGAACTAGAGGTTCCCGGCAGCATGGACGACAACGTCGTATCCTTTGAGGGTATGGCGGAGGGCATGGACATTGAGATCACGCCTGACGAGGACGGCGGCATGACTGTGGATTTCGATCCGCAGGATCAGCGCGGTGAGGGTGATGATTTCTATATGAACTTGGCCGAGGAGATGCCGGAGCGTGAGCTTGGGCGTATTTCTGGTGAGTTATTGGGTGAGTACGACGCTAATAAAGCAGGAAGGCAGGATTGGGAAGATGCTTATGCAAACGGTCTTGAACTGCTTGGGTTCAACTACGAAGAGAGGACCCAGCCGTTCAGAGGGGCTTCTGGGGTTACGCACCCGTTGCTTGCCGAGGCGGCTACGCAGTTTCAGGCGCAGGCGTTCAATGAGTTGTTGCCTGCCAGCGGCCCCGTGCGAACTACTATTATGGGAGGCGAAACAAGGGACAAGCAGCAGCAGTCACAGCGCGTAAGACAGTTTATGAACTACTACATCACCAATGTGATGGAGGAATATACGCCTGAACTGGATCAGATGCTGTTTTATTTACCGCTTGCGGGGTCTACCTTCAAGAAGGTGTACTACGACGAGACTTTAAGCCGTGCTGTTAGTAAGTTTATACCGGCTGAACAGCTTGTTGTACCGTATGAAACGTCAGATTTAGAGACTTGTCCTAACATAACCCAGAGTATTCGCATGTCGTTGAACGATTTGCGGAAGAAACAGGTGGCTGGGTTCTATTTGGACATACCTGTTATCCCTGCACAGGGCGATAGTAACTCTGTTAGTGACGAGATTGACAATATAGACGGTGTTTCGTCGTCTCAGATCGACTATGACTGCACGATTTTGGAGTGTCACGTTGATTTGGACCTTGAGGGGTACGAGGATACGGACGAGGACGGTGAGTTAACCGGTATTAAGATACCATATGTTGTCACAATCAGTCAGGACAACGGCCAGATACTGTCAATTCGTAGAAATTACCGCGAAGAAGACGAAAGTCGGAAGAAAATACAGTATTTTGTGCATTATAAGTTCCTTCCGGGGTTTGGTTTCTACGGATTAGGGCTAATTCACACCATTGGCGGTTTGTCACGGGCCGCTACCTCGGCACTGCGGCAGTTGATTGACGCTGGTACGTTGTCTAATCTCCCTGCGGGTTTCAAGGCCCGCGGCCTACGGATCAGGGACGATGATAATCCGTTGCAGCCCGGTGAGTTTCGCGATGTAGATGCTCCGGGTGGGGCTATTCGTGACAGCCTGATGCCGTTGCCCTTCAAAGGGCCTGACCAGACGTTATTTAACTTGTTAGGTTTTGTAGTTGATGCTGGTCAGCGGTTCGCGACCATTACTGATATGAAGGTTGGCGACGGAAATCAGGGCGCGGCTGTTGGTACGACTATTGCGTTGTTGGAGCAGGGCTCTCGTGTAATGAGTGCGGTGCATAAGCGTTTGCACTACGCCATGAAGTTAGAGTTCAAGTTACTTGCGAAGGTGATGGCGGAGTTTTTACCGCAGGAGTATCCGTATTCTGTTGAGGGAGCGGATACCAGTGTCATGGCGACTGATTTTGATGATCGGATTGACGTGGTTCCTGTATCTGATCCTAATATATTTAGTCAGGCGCAGCGTATTGCTTTGGCTCAGACTAAGTTGCAGCTAGCTGGTGCGGCTCCTGAGATGCACAACATGTATGAGGTGTATCAGGACATGTACGATGCTTTAGGCGTCAAGGATGTTGACCGGATCATGCGTCGTATACCTGATGAGGAGCCTGTACCAAAGGATCCTGCACAGGAAAACATTGACGTNATGGANATGATACCGTTGCAGGCGTTTGAGGGTCAGGAGCATGAGGCTCATATCATGGCTCACATGGTCTTTGGCTCGACGCCTTTAATTGGCGGTATGCCTGCTATGGCGATGGCTTTGCAGAAGCACATTATGGAGCATGTAAAGATTGCAGCGCGGGAACGGGCGGCGGTTCAGTTTATTCAGTCTAGGCAGGCTGTTGGTGGTGAGGCTGCGACTGAAGAGGAGATGTTGCAGATAGAGGGTTTGACCGCTCAGTTCATTGCCGAGGGTATGCAGATGGTCAAGCAGATGTCTCAGCAGGTATCAGGTCAAGGGCCGGATCCTCTGGTACAACTCAAGGAGCAGGAGCTTCAGATCAAGGCGCAAGCCGAGCAGGCGGACGCACAGAACGACCAAGCCAAGCTCAACTTGGATGCACAGAACCAAAGGTTGCGGGCGGATCAGTTCCAGCAGCGGTTGGCGTCTCAAGAGCGGCAGACAGACAAGCGCATTCAGTCTGCTATGGAACGTGAAATGCTTAAACAGCGAGGAGATTAGAATGAAAAGCGTAGTAAAGATTGTAACGAACACACCGGGTGCGGCTCAAAAAGCTGACACGTTTGCAGACATTAAAGGTCAGGGCCGTATTCCGTATGGCAAGACCGCCGATGTAAAGATACCTTCTGGCATGAGCCGTAAGACCGTTCGTGGTATGGGTGCCGCAACCAAAGGCGGAAGCTATATTGCCTGTGAGTGACCTATAGACATTAGCTTGGGGGCATAATGATAGCAGAAACGCTAGCGGGCATAGCGTTGTTTAAAAGTGCAGTGGACGGGATAAAATCCGCTATTGGGACTGCCAACGATGTATCCGAAATTGCAGGATTTATTGACAACCTTTTTGAGGGTGAGCAACAAGTCCAGAAGAGACGTAACGCCAAGTCCGGCGTTAGCGTAGGGGATCAGTTTGGCGTAAAATCGGTTGCCTCTGAGATTATTGACGCTCGCCTTGCACAAGAGCAGATGCGGGAAATCGCGCAGATGGTGGATTTGAGGTTTGGACCCGGCACGTGGAAGTCTATTACAGAGGAACGGGCACGACGTATACAGGCGGCTAGAGAGGCGGCGGCTGCGGAGAAACGCAAGAAGATCCAAGAGGCCAAAGAGTTTGAGGAAAATTTGAAGCAGTTCTTTATGGTTGCGGGAGCCGTCGTAGCGGCTGCGGCGTTTTTTGCTATAATGATTGTGATGATGGCGCGAGCGGATGTTGACAACTACGTCCCGTGCAGGCTTGTCAAATACAAGAAAATAGATAAAGAATGGCACTGTTACTACGAGGGGGCCAATAAAACCCGAACATCTATGATTATTGGAGAATTCTGCCCGAGGATGTATATGTGCTTGTATGACCCTAATAGCAGTAACAAGATTGTAGAATGGGAGTAAGGTAGTATGGCTCAGAAAAAACTACAGAAACAGTCTAGGTTTGCGGAGTATGATGAGGACGGTGACGGCATCGTTAGCGATGCGGAGCTAATGCACGTTAAGGAGATCAAGAAGACAGAAGATAATCTTCGTAAGAACTTAGCTCAACTTAGAATGGCTCGTTACACTTTGATTTCAATGGGTGTATTTACTTTGGCTATGTTCTTTATTCCATTGGACCGAGTCACAGCTTTGTCTGATATATCTAACCTCTTCTACATCAGCGGTGCTGGTATTGTCGGTGCTTATATGGGTACGACAGCTTGGATGAACCGGAAATGATACACGCCTTTTTGCTTGTTTTTGTGTTAGGTGGTAAGGTTCAAAGCCAAGACATGTATTTTAGGTCGGTAGTAGATTGTAATTTTTATGCTAGTCAGATAACAAAACGGTATGGGAATTACGGCAGTATAAGTGGTGTCCCTACCAAGCACAAAGCTACGGCTTATTGTAAGCCTGTTAAGGTGGCTGCAAGTAAGGAATTGTATTGATGGCTTCAAAGTTAAATGAAGGTAGCGAATTTACCATTCCGTTAAAGAACTTGATAGGACTAATACTTTTCACAGGTCTGTCAGTGTGGGGGTACTTTGGTATTATTGAAAGGCTGGCTTTCTTAGAGCATGAGCAAGAGATGCACTGGGAAGAAATACAAGAGAACGATAGTTGGATAGATAACTGGAAGCCGCCTGTGGCAGTGGAAGCAAATATTCAAAGGGTGCGAGAGCTTGAGCTACGCATTACTAAGCTTGAAACAATAATGGAGATGAAGTGATGTTACAGGCTCTTATTGGTCCTATAGCAAATTTAGCAGGCTCTTTTATGGAGTCAAAGATTGAACAGACTAAAGCCAAGGGCGCTGTAGCCAAAGCACGGGCAGAGGCAGAAGCGCAAGTTATGGTCACCGCAGCTACGCATGAGGCGGGCTGGGAAAAAATAATGGCGCAATCCTCTGACAATAGTTGGAAGGACGAAGCATGGACAATTTTATTTATAGCTATAATTGCTATGTGCTTCATTCCGTTTACGCAACAATATGTTGAAGATGGATTTGCCGCGTTGTCTCGTACACCAGAATGGTTTCAATGGGCGATGTACGCCAGCATTGGCGCATCCTTTGGTATACGGGGCCTAAAAGGATTTAAAAAATGAACAAAGATAGATTACGCGAAGAAATCGCCGAAGACGAGGGCTGCAAGTACGAGGTGTATTTAGACCATTTAGCACTGCCAACTTGTGGTGTGGGTCATTTAATCACTGAGCATGACGAAGAATACGGCAAGCCCGTTGGCACCGTTGTCGAACAGGAACGAGTTAGAAACCTGTTTTCTTTAGACATTGCAGTAACGATTGATGAGTGCAAAGTTTTGTACTCAGACTTTGAGGACTTGCCGGAAGAGGCGCAACATATTATTTGTAACATGATGTTTAACATGGGTCGGCCTCGACTAAGCAAGTTCAAAGGTATGAAGGCTGGTGTGGACGCCCGTGATTGGAACGCCGCAGCCAACGAGATGGTAGATTCCCGGTGGTATACACAGGTCCCAAATCGGGCCAGACGTTTGGTAGATCGTATGAGAGCTCTTGCGGAATCCGAATAGTATGTTATAAGAAGACATAGGATTTAATGCGGAGTTATCGGAGTGGATGAAGTTTACTTTGCGGAAGCTGTTTTTCGCATAATAAAAGAACGGCGACA